AAGCAAAATATCTCAAGTAATTAATTTATTAACAAATGTTATTGCTGAGAGAGCCGAGCAACACACCAAAGGACAAGGCAATAAAAATAAATATGATGTAATAAGTGAACATTTATTTACTGAATATAAACAGATCAAAAATAATGTTGAAACTTACGAGCCAATAAAAAAAGCTAGTTAATTATTCAAGCTAGATTTTAAGAAACCCCCTTGTAGAAATACAGGGGGGTTTTTTTTTGCGTGTCTTAAAAATAATAAAATAAGCCATTCCAAAATTGCATATAGTATAGATCTATAAAAATTTATAATTTTAGAGCTAGTTTTCAATAAGTGAGATATAGGTTAATTCTAGGCAATTTCGGGGTATTCAGTTATTGCATAGGGTATAGATCCATAAATCAAAAATTAATTTAGTGATTAACAAGGTACACCATAGCTAACAAAAATTTACACTCCCCCAATCTCTCCCAAGTGTTAGCCAGTTTTTATTCAGGGGATTTTTTGGGCACACACTCGGAAATTTTTGTAATTTCCTAAATGTCCCATAAAAAAAACCTTTGATTTTATACGAGGGTTGCGCAGGGGGACACGCCACCCCACCACCATATATATACCCAGTCACCAGAAAATCCCCAGTATCCCTGTAAACCACTATCGGGCTACATTTCAGGGCTAAATATTCCGACAATATTCCCTGGAATACCCTAGGGGGTAGCTGTACATTTACCCTAAGTATAGATATATAGGCTCCCCTGGGGGTTCCTAATAACATTATACACCCTGTTTCCAATTTTGTCTAGTGCAATAATGTCGCAGTTTAAATAAATATAAAAAAACACTTGACAAAATTGAATATAAGCACTATAATAGAAAGATATATTATTCAAAGGACACACATACACGCACATTTAAGAAAAACAAAAGGGGTCATCACGAATAATATAAAATTTATGCTAGATCTAGACATAGAAAAAACAAAAATACTTCCTTTTAAGGAAATAATGGAGATAATTAATGCAAAACATGGATTCTTCTATAACAAAGACTCAAAAAAGAAACTTAACAGATATGCAAGAAAAGTTTCTAGACGTATTGTTCGGAGAAGCAAAAGGAAATCCACGAGAAGCCGCAAGAATAGCAGGATACTCGGAGCATAGTTATCCAAAAGTTATACGGAATTTAAAAAAAGAGATTACAGAATTGGCAGAGACACACCTATCCACACACTCTGCTAAGGCAGCTACTCGTTTAACAGACCTACTAGACGAAGACGGGACCACACCACACTCTAATATTCGTCTAGCAGCTGCCAACTCAGTATTAGACAGAGTAGGAATTACAAAAAAAGATCAATTAGATATAAATATGAAAGCATTGCATGGAATATTTATATTACCAGCTAAAGATGACAGTAACAAAAAGTAAAAAAGATTATGCAAATAAAGTTTTGCAAATGGATCCACTCTCAGAGAGACTAAATGCTGCAGGATTTACTGGAGGTGCTGGTAAATATTTAAAATCTTTAAAGACTACGGCTAAACCTCTAATAGATAAAAGTTTAAAAAAAGCCCCACTTGAAACTAGAAATTTTAAAGGTGTAGCAGGTGCTCCTATTAGTGTAAAAAAACAATTACTAACAGTAGATAAGTTACAGAAAGTAAATCAAGAAAATTTAATGTTTGATAGAGCTAATCCTAATCTTATAAGAAATACACAAAAGTTATTAAAAAAAGTAGAAAAAGATATTAGATCAAATTTTAGAAAAACAGATCAAGGTAAAAAAAATACTGAAGAAAATAGAATTTTTAGAAAATTTTTAAAAAAGCAGAAAAAAAGAAAAGATACTTTTAAAGATGATGGAACACCATATGGTGGTAGAGATTTCTCATAATGGAATCAACAAAAATTAAAAAGAGAGCAAGAACTATTCCATTTGGTTTTAAACAGTCACAGGATCCAAACTATCTAGAACCTGTGAGAGAAGAATTAGATGCTCTTAGGCAAGCTAAAGAATATTCAAAGACTTGTTCACTAAGAGAGACTGCACAATGGCTACATAGAAAAACAGGAAGATACATATCACATGTCGGACTTAGAAAAAGACTCACAAGAAATAGCACCACCGAAACCGAAGAGAATAGTACAACAGAAAGCCAAGAAGTCAGTCAAACAGATTCTAGCTCGCAGTCGTAAGAAAGTTGCAAAGGCAGAACAAACTCTACGTTCTGCTAAAATGTCTGCAGAAAATACAAAAAAGAAACTGTTAACTATTGATAAAGCGTTAACGGGAAAAGAGACACAACTACTTACAGAAGACATAATCGAGAGTGCTCCTAAGAATATACAAGAGCACATAAATCAGCAAGAAGTAATTTTTAAACCTAACTCAGGTCCACAAACAGAATTTCTTGCAGCTTCTGAAAGAGAAGTATTTTATGGCGGAGCAAGAGGTGGAGGCAAGTCATATGCGATGCTAGTAGATCCACTTCGTTATTGTTCCAAAGCTAATCACAGAGCACTCCTAATAAGAAGGACAATGCCAGAGTTAAGAGACCTAATACAGAAGTCTCAATTATTATACTCGAAAGCATTTCCAGGAGCAAAATGGAGAGAGCAAGAAAAAGAATGGCGATTCCCATCAGGGGCAAAGATAGAGTTTGGTTACGCAGAGAACACAACAGACGTTTTGAGATACCAAGGTCAATCATACACATGGATAGGAATAGACGAACTTCCACAATATCCTTCGCCAGATATATATAATTTTTTAAGATCTTCTTTAAGATCCGTTGATACAGAAATACCTGTATATATGAGAGCAACAGGTAATCCAGGAAACGTAGGTTCACAGTGGGTACGAGAAATGTTTGTAGATCCAGCAGAACCAAATAAAGCGTTTGATGTAGGGATAGATACACCTAATGGTAAAAAATATATTAGTAGAAGATTTATACCTGCAAAGCTACAGGACAATCCTTATTTGATGCAGACTGATGATTACTATATCATGCTTGCATCTTTACCAGAAGCACAGCGTAAACAATTTTTAGATGGAGACTGGGATGCATATGAAGATTCAGCTTTTCCAGAATTTAGTAAAATAACTCATGTGGTTGAACCTTTTGAAATACCTAGAGGCTGGTATAAGTTTCGTGCTGCTGACTGGGGTTATTCTTCTCCTGCTTGTGTTTTATGGTTTGCTGTTGATTATAATAATAATCTATGGATTTATAGAGAATTGTATACTAAAAAAGTTACAGCAGATAATTTTGCACGTCAAGTCTTAATGCTTGAAAATGGAGAGTATATACACTATGGTGTATTAGATGCTAGCACTTGGGCAAAGAGAGGTGATGTAGGTCCCAGTATTGCAGAGACAATGGTACAAAATGGATGTAGATGGAGACCATCAGATAGATCTCCTAAAAGTAGAATTAATGGTAAACTAGAAGTTCATAAACGTTTAAAGGTAAATGATAAAGAGCCTGGTATAAGAATTTTTAAAACATGTAGAAATTTAATTAGAACTTTAGGATCATTACCAACAGATGATAGAAACCCCGAAGATGTGGACACTAATGCAGAAGATCATGCATATGATGCATTACGTTATGGTTGTATGAGTAGACCAACACATCCTAAATTTGCAGAAAGATTTAGACTTTCAACTACTCAAGATAGCTATCAAATGGCTGATAATAAATTTGGATACTAATGCCACTAAATAAAAAAGGTAAAAAAATTAAAAAGTCTATGGTAAAACAATACGGCAAGAAAAAAGGTGAAGCCGTATTTTATGCTATGGAAAATTCTGGAAAGTTAAAGGGTGTCAAAAAAAATAAAAATACCAGAAACAAATAAAAAAAATTTTCCTTATACATTAAATTTAGTATATTGGGAAGATATTGTTGGAGAGGCTAACTGGGCTGATATAGTTGATATTAAAAAGGCTAAGACAGCTGTATGTTGCAGTGTTGGATGGATTGTAAAAGAAGATTCTAAATCTACTGTTGTAATGGCTGATTATAGTTTTGAAGACAATGGAGAAATAAAACAAGGTGGTAATTATACAACTATACCAACTAAAAATATATTAAAGATTAAAAGAATAAAAATATAATAGGAGAATGTAATGGAAGCTAAATTTGATCCAAAAGCTAAAGTTAAACAAGGTCAGTTAAGTGATGCACCTGAAGGCAAACAGCCTAACAGGGAACATACTAATATTGATTTTTCTAAACATACTCACAGAAAACAAGAGCCATTTGAGTACGACCAAACTGTACCAAG